AGCTAAAGTGTAAGATGCTTTTGCGCTTTCTTTAATGTTTGTTGTTTCCTGCTTGTAAATAGCACTCCTATTCTTTTCATATTCAGAAAAATAAAACCTTTCAATTGCAGGTTGCATCTCAGGAGGAACATTTTTAAGCAATCCTTTCTTGTAATTTTCTGAAACAAAATCAAAGTTTGCAGTGCTAGAAGAATTGGCAGAAGATAAATTAGACATATTTTTTTCAATGTCTAACATTATATTAGTCTTATATGTGCCTACAGCGGCAGCATCAATTTCATTTGCTCTTTGCTGTGCAGCAGCGTTAAACTGAGACCCGCCAATCTTCCAGGCATCCATATCAGGGACTTTTAATACCTCTCCGGTAACAGGGTCTCTATCAGCACCCTCTGCGGCCTCTGCGCCTTGCTCTGCCCTTTCAGCTGTAACCATAGGCTTTGCTATAGATAGGCTAGTATCGGCTATAGTCTGGCCTAAACCAGCCAATGCTCGCATCTTGTCGGCTTCAGATGTATCTAAAGCAGTAGGAGTGAACTTGCCGTAAAAGCCAATTCGTTGCTGTCGAGGTTGTTGAGCCATTATTAATTCCTGTAATTAAACGTAAGGGGCTATGTCGCCAGCGCCTGAAAGAAGTGTACCAGCCGCTGCATACTGACTTCCTTTTCTAGCGTTAGCGCCTTGTCTAAGGTATTGTGCCTGAGCAAGCCTTTCAGACAGTCCTATCATGCCCTCACTAAGCCCAACCTGTTTGCTGCTTTCTAAAGCAATACTTGCATCAGTACCCTCTGCTTTTTTTCCAGACAACCCCATAGCAACAATGTTAGCTGCTTGCGCTGCATTGAGCTTCTGCTGGCGTTCTAGTTCACGACTCTCAGCGGCTAAACGCTCTTGCTCTGCCTGAGCTTTAAGTGCTGACTCTTGTGCCTTACCTGCCTCAATTTGACCATAAGCACTAATACCAGTGCCTACGGCTGACGCTGTTATTAAAGCTGCGGCTGTAGTTGAAATGCTGGCGGCTGTAGCTATTGATGTGACTACCCAAACCATTTAAATACCCTCTGGCTCTATTAGAGCTTTTTCTATTTCGCTAATGTCTGTTAAGTGCGTAGGATGATAGGCAATCCAAGTACACCCTGTCTCGCTATATATAACACGCTTAGTTCCTGGCACTGTCTCGCCCAAGTACGGCGCTGTAATCTTTTCTCTCTCGTGAACACTGGATATTTCGCACTCCCCAGATACCACGCTAAACAGGTGCTTACTTTTATGCAAAGCTCCCACAACAAGACTTCCTGGAGGCATTACCATTTCTCTTGCATACATCCCATCAGAGAAGTGGTGTCTTGTTACTATATCTGCCTTTGGAAATTCCTTGATTATCTCTTGTAACTGGTAAATACTATCTTGCGTTACAACATCATTCACGAAGACTCAACCTCATACTGTATGGCTTGTAAGTGGAACGGTGTACCATCCGGCACTGTAATCTCTGGAACTACTTCTGTATTCCAACCATTACCACCTTTGTCGTCTTCTATAATACCAGTTCTAGGAGTAAATGGGGTATTTAGTGGAGTGTCTTGAGCATCGCCAAACTGCCTAATAGGTACAGCATTGCCATCAATGTAGATGCCAGCAGACTCTAACACTCGGATATTCATGTTAGTAATCTTTTTGCGCTTCATAATATTCTGACCACTACGAGTGCCAGGATTGGTATTCAGAGGCATAGTCTTTACTTTAACTGGAAAGCCTAATCCAATCTCTAAATCTCTTGTACCAAATGTAGCAAGCTCTGCGGCAGTAATAGTAATGCCTATAACGCCACTTACAGTACCAACTGTGCGCTTAGGTAGTACATCGCCATCAGCTAAAACACTTACCTCATATCCGTTAAGTCTGTTGCCCAGCTCTACAACAACGTCACTACCTGTTTCTGTTACAGTAGTTTTTATACCAGACTCTAACAAATGGTCAAAGCTCCAGCGCTCAATATCATAGTAGTCACTACCCCCCGCTTCACGATAAACAATCATGTAAAGGTCATCAGAAACAGTAGCGCAAGATTTGATTAAGTTTTTTTCAGATGCAGTAGTAGCGTCAGCAAAAGGAGTCCACCTTGTAAAACCATTAATGTCTTGCGATCTCATGGTATTAAGGACTGCACCAGTACCATCTTCGTTTACAATAAACGCCCAGTTAGCATCCTCTGTGGTGTTACCTAATAACAGTGCCATATCGACAGGGTTGTTAATCAACTGTGAAGACAGTACAGATATGTCAGCAGAAGTGTAAGCATCCTCGTTAAAGTTAAACAAGAATTGACGCAAGGTCTTCCCATTTTTATCTACAAACAATGTAGCGCCATCAACAGACTGGGCCTCAAGGTTAGATGACCCATGCTGTGTTTGTGAGGCAACCTCAATGTTTGATGGGGTTTGACCTTTAACCAAGAACTCAGCTCCAGCACAAAAAACCTGCAAGCCTCTATCTGGGTTAATATCAATAATGTCAGTTAGGTTTCGGGAGTCAATAGTTACAAATATGCCTTCATCATCGTCGCCTTCTTCAGAAAAGAAATCAAAGAAGTTGCCAGCCCTACTTGCAAATATGCTTTGCCTTTTAGACTTTGTACCACCAATCCACAAGCGACCTTCATGGAATACGCCCTGTCTAGGATAACCTCTAGTTGCAGACCAAACATCTTCGGTTCTTGGTGAACCTTGGGGGCTAACGATTGCAAAACCAATCTTGTCACTAGCTCCACCAGACGTAGGGTATCCGCTAAACAAGTTGTAGTCATTAGCAGACGAATCACGCATTGTAATGGTGAATGTTTTAACGTCAGTTCTTTCTACTGAAACGCCATCAAATCCAAACACAGGCATTTCTTGCAAATTCTTTTGCATATTAAATGCAGTAGCTGCTTGTTCATTAGCATCGCTATCACCTGCGTAAACAATATCTTTGCTTGTAACGCCATTAACGCTTAAAGCATATCTTTGGCTGTCTGCAAATCCAGTAAAAGTTGCAATCTGTTGCGCTCTTACAGGGGGAGGGCTATCGCTATCGTTGTAATCAAACTGTGGCAAATTAACAAATGGAATGTTATCCACAACAAAGGAGTTTATATTGTCTAGTCCATCAAAGATAATCCGAATAGACGGATAGTCCTCTTGGAACATTAACATTACGCCTTCAGTCTGGGCATCCTTAACTTCATTAATTTTGCCTGTAGCATACGGAACAACAACATCAGCAACATACACTGTACTTGCACTACCAGCGTGGGGAGTTCTATAAAACCGCAAGTTACCAGCAGTTAATATTGCCAAGTAGTTTTGATCAGGGCCATATTCCCAATCAAATGCTTTCCCTTCGGTAATGCCTGCGTCTTCTTTTTTAAAACCGTATTCGCCTATACGAACAACAAAGTCTTGATATGGAACGCCTGACGCAATAGAAACTTTTAATCGCCAATATCTTTTTGTTAGTACGCTTCCAGGAGTATCAAGTCTAAATCTAAAGTTCTGAGCATTGGTATTGTTTATGTTAAAAGTTGTAAGCTGAGTGTAAGTTGTATCATCTTCGGAATGTTCAAGTATTCCGCCAAAAGTATAATCATTTGAACCAGACTCTGCCGAACCCGTATAAACTGCAATAATATTCCTAATATCTATAAAGGTCTGTGACCAAGTAGATGCCGTAGCTCCAAGGTCATACTTAGCTACAACAGTACCAATGCCAACACTTACATCTGTTTGACCATAGGTAGCATCATTGCCATCATTCATCTTAGCGCCTTCTGTAACCTCATCCCCAGAAGGTGCTGCTGGCATAGTAGGATTAATAGCAGATTGGCGAGTCAATGCTCGAACAATGCTTTCCACAAACTGTGTTCCAGGTCTACGTTTAACGCCACCTTGAGGAACAATGACTACATTCTCAGCGGTCTCAGCGCCTTTGTAGTATTGCTCAAGATCGGTACGGCCTTTAAGTAATGGTGACAACTCACCACTAGCAAAGCTGGTTTGTTGAAATTGTGACTTAGGCATTAGTACCTCACGTTAATAAATGGTTGATCCTGAATTGCTATTTGCGGGTGTTGCTGTGAATCAGTGTAACGAGCCATGCGACTAGCGTTCAAGTATTGGTTAGCTAGTAGTTGCATAGAAGAAGCATTGTCACGAATAGATGGAGCAAAGTCCATAGCCAAAGCATACTCAATCATCTTAGCAAAGTATGCGGGCCATGCAGACTCTTCAGGCTTACGGATATAATCACAGAAAAGTGTACCGCTGTAATTGCAGTAAACATTACTGTTTATAATTTGGTATGGAACGCTTGGATCAATTTTAATTAATGTCAGCGTATCAGCAGGAAGTGTATATGAAGTTTGCCACTCATTACCTACTGGAGCAGCTGCATCTTTACTAAGCTCTGCAATGCTACGAGCAAAACCCCAGCGATGCTTGCTAAGTTCGTTCTCAATGATATTGTCATACAGGCTTGTGGCTACAACCTGAGCGCGAGTACCGCTAGTCAAGGATGTCAGTGGCACATCGCCAATCAGAATAAGTGCATTGTTAATTAACGATAGCTTACTGTTTGCCATAGGGAACCTTTAGTCTTGAAAGAAAGGGG